ACACAAACAATTAATCAAAACATTAAATCAGAAGCACCACCTGCATCTGCTATTGCTCCATCTATAATGTCTTATTCACAAGACTTATGTACTACAGGTGTGTCAGGTGCATTTCAAGGACAAGTATTTGGTTTTTCAGGTGGTAAAACTATTACTGATCAAAACTGTGAAAGATTAAAATTATCTAAATATCTTTACGATATGGGCATGAAAGTAGCATCAGTAGCTTTATTATGCCAAGACAAAAGAGTATTTAAAGCTATGTCAATGGCAGGTACTCCTTGTCCATATGAAGGCAAAATAGGTAAAGAAGCATCAATAGAGTGGGAAAAAAACCAATCAAAAAGACCTGATGTAGATGATGCTGAAAAAGAATACATAGCTAAATGTACACATGAAGTTAATCCAAACAGATCAAAAATAAATAAAGATGTTGTAGGTTTAGTTAAAAAAACTTACACAAGAAAAACTAAAACCACAAAACAATGCAAAAAAGAATTTTATGCTACGCAATAGCGTGTCTATTTAGCGTTAATGCTTTAAGTCAATATACCTACGAATCAGGACAAGACTTATATCATTTGCAAACAAATGCTAATAGTTTTAATGGTGAGTTAGCGTATGAGGTGGTAGATGATGGTATTAGTCCTGCAATTGATCTTTCTTTTAATTTTACTTTTTATGGCACTACATTTACACAGGCAAGAATGGCAACAAATGGATGTCTGCATTTTGGCAATAGTGGTAGCTATTGCAATGACTATACTCCTGACCCTCTTAACGGACAGCACACTTATACCATATACCCTTTCTGGACTGACTTAATTAGAGATAACAATTCTCGTATGAAGTCTTGGGGAGACTCAAGCAAAATGATTTTTGGTTGGTATGATTTAAGGGAGTACAACAGAAGTAATACAGACAATAGTTTTGAAGTAATACTTTGGAACAATAACTCTTTTGATATTCGTTATGGTGCGTTAAATATTATTAACCATGATGTGCTTATAGGTGAGATTGGTTCTAAGAAAGAAGATTCATATACCTATTATTACCACGATGAATGTTCTACTGGCACTACTAATAGTTCTAGTTGTGTAAATACTAATTGGAACAATACAACTATAAATACAACACTAGAAAATGGTGGCTCTTTGTATGGTTCAGGTAGTGGTAATGGTGTTGATTGTAGTAATCCATTAAATGATTCTAGTTGTACAGGCTATGCACAGGCTTTATTAACACAACAATGTAATATCACTGGTCTTTATAGTGAGTCATGCCCTAACTATTGGGATGCTTATGATGATCAACAATGTGCTGATGATCCACAATATGCTCCATTTTGCCAAGGTTATCAACAAGAAGAATCAGTTGCTTTCTTTGATGATCGTAATGTTGATTATGGTTTTGTAGATGAACAAGAACAGTTTGCTACTGGAATATTTATAGAAGATGATCATCATGATAACCATGGATTTGAAGAACAATTTACCATTATAGAAGTATTTGAAGAAGAAATGTTTCCACCTTTTGAAGAATTTGATAGCAATAACTTTGAAGAATTTTTTGGTAATCCAGAACCTGAAGAATTAATTATATTTTTTGAACCTGACACTCTACCTTTTATAGATGATTTTGGACCACATCATGATGAGCCATTTCATCATCAAGACGATATATTACTTGATGAGTTTATATTTCAAGAAACATTTTTAGTAGAAGATTACAGTGAACCTGAAACATTTATAGAATTTAACTCTATAGATGAATTAGAAGAATGGTTTGAAGAAGAAACCAATGAACACTTTGAAGAAAGACCAGAAGAAAGACTTGCTGATCTTGATGAACCTGAAGAAGAATTTATAGAAGAAATATTTGAAGAAGAAGCTGTAGAAGAAATCTTTGAGGAAATAGAAGAACGACAAGAAATAATTGAAGAAGAAAGAATAGCCGAGAGACAAGAAGAAGAAAGAGAAGAAACCTTTGATGAAGTAGAAGAAGAATTTGTAGCAGTAGAATCTGATACACCTACAGGTAAAAATAAATTAATGACTGTAGCTCTTAATGTAGTACGAGCAGGAGTACAAACAGCAGCTAACAGCTACTCACAAGCCTCTGGTGGTTCTCAAACAAATAATACATCTAACAATTCATCTAGCAATAATGTAGCCACAGGAAGCAGTACAGCATCTAGTGGTGGTATAAGCACTTCTAGTAGTCCTAGTGCATCAGATCAGTTTGCAAGTGCAACACAACAAACAAATCAAGTTTTATCTATGCAAAGTGATGTAGGTGGTTCTAATAGTATGTCTATGTCTATAACACCATTGCCTACATTTGATAATTCTGCATCTATGGTTATAGCTGATGTTCAAGTGCAGAATGTGCAAGGTGAGATTGATACCGCATCTTCAGGCGTTATGACAGCTTCAGAAGCAGATCAGATAGCAGATAAAATAATTGCTGCAAATATTGAAGCACAAAAAGAAGAAATAAAAGAAGAACAACAAGAAACAGGAAAGTATGGAGATGAATCTAAACTTATAGCACTAATAGGTTATGTTCCTGCTTTTAATAATTATTCACAAACAAGCGTACCTGATGCAACAACTTGGTACAGTAGCTCTGATATATACACTTCTGCTACACTAAATGATAATACTAGTGCTTTTTATGGACTGGTAAATGATAATTTAAAAGGATTAGATCAAATGATAAATGATCAGCCTAATATGTGGAGATAATAATGGATTGGTTTGAAAATAAAACTACACAATTAATTGCACTTGTTGGCATAGTAGGAACTCTTGCTGGTTTTGGCTACACTGGAGCAGAATATGTTAATAGATTAGAAAATCTTGAATCTGCTGTTGGTGGTATATCAGATACTGAAGATGCTCAAAAAGTTATAGAAGAACGTTTTGCATCTATAGAAACATCTGTTCAGTTTTTAGAAAAAGAAATAGATAATATTGAAGTTCCTGATATAACAGAAATAAAAACAGATATTGCTACTATTAAAGCTGATTTACAAAGTTTAGAAAAAGATTTAAGTAAATTAGAAGACAAAGATGATAATCCATTAAACGGCTAATGAAATATATATTAAGCACTATTATTATCACAAGTTGTTCAATGTCTATGAAAACAAAAGAATGGAATGATTCATATGATCCTGCACAATGGCGTAGTCAATATGAACTTTGTAAAAATGTTTTAAATACAGAAGAATGGACAGAATGTATGGGAGATTTTAGTTAGGAGAACTTATGCTAAAAGGAATGATAAAAAATGTAGTTGGATCAATAGCACCAAGTTTAGGTTCTGCTGTCGGTGGACCACTAGGAGGAATGGCTACTAAAATTATTTGCGAAACATTAGGTTGTAAAGCTGATGCAAAATCTATTGAATCTGCTATTAATAATGCTAGTCCTGAACAACTATTACAGTTAAAACAAGCAGAAAAAGATTTTGAAATTCGCATGAAAGAATTAGATGTAGATGTATTTAAGCTAGAAGCAGAAGATAAAAAAGATGCTAGAGGTAAGTTTAGTAAAGATTGGACAGCTAGAATTATGGGTATTGCTACTGTAGGTGGATTTTTAGGATATATATTTTTAGTAACTTTACAACCACCAGAACAAAATAGTGAGGCACTAATAAATTTAGTTCTTGGATATTTAGGAGGATTAGCAAGTGCGGTTATTTCATTCTATTTTGGAGCATCTAACTCAAGCAAAGGAGACTAATATGCAAATATCACATGAAGGCATATCACTTATAAAAAAATTTGAAGGTTGCAAATTGCAAGCATATTATGATGCTATTAATGTTCCTACTATTGCTTATGGTAGAACTAAAGGAGTAACAATAGGTGATACTTGCACACAAGAACAAGCTGATAAATGGCTTGAAGAAGAGTTGAATGAATATGGTAGCTATGTAAATGATGCTGTTACAGTTGATCTTACACAAAATCAATTTGATGCACTCGTAGCATGGACATATAACTTAGGTCCTACAAATTTAAATAAGAGTACAATGTTAATTAAGATTAATGAAAAAGATTGGGATGAAGTGCCTAATCAAATGAAACGTTGGAATAAAGCAGGTGGTAAAGTATTAGAAGGTTTAGTAAGGCGTAGAGAAGCTGAATCACTTTTATTTCAAGGTAAAGAATGGATAGAGGTATAAAATGCCATTTTCTAAATTTGTATTTAAACCAGGCATAAATAAAGAAGGAACAAACTATTCTAATGAAGGTGGTTGGTTTGATGCTGATAAAATAAGATTTAGAAAAGGTAGACCCGAAAGAATAGGTGGTTGGGAAAAAAATTCTAGCAATACATTTATAGGTACTTGTAGAAAAATTAGTTCTTACAAAACTGCTAATCAATCACAATATAATATTCTAGGAACA